ATAAAGTCAAATCCTAACTGATATTATAGGACTGCTTATTTATCACGAATTTCAATTCGAGGTAAAATATCTGTTGTAAATGACCAGATGCCTTGCACACCTAAAACAATGCCACTAGCAAGAGCAAATATAACTAAAATTTCTGCTAATGTTAAATTTCTTTTTACATAAACAATTCTAGGTTCTTTTTGAATTGTTTGTTGTGTTTGAATTGGCTGTTGTTGTTGTGGTACTTGAACAGGAGGCGTGGGTGTTTGAGTCACTTGTTGAATAGCCTGTTGTAAAGCTTCTTTTCTCATTGCCTCAAAATCAGGCACATTAAATTTTACTCCTGGTTGCTGTGGTTGAGGAGTTTGTGCCGTCATTGTTTGTTCATACATGGCCTGATCAAATTCAGCTGGATTTTGATAGCGTGGACCAGCTGGGTCTGAAAAATAATTATTTTCTTGCGGCATTTGCCCAGGAGTTACATATTGTTTACTGGAAGGGACTTGATCTTCCATTAGTACTGGGTTATTGTTCATTGAAAGTGTAGCATTAATCAAAACTTTTTGCGATGAATAAAAATGAATCACCAGGCATGGTGAAAGCCCTTGGTTTAATCACTGCTGAATTGCGTGGCATTCGAAACATTTTGTCTTCAATGTGGCACAGTAGGTATCAAAATGAAGAAACCGACCTAGTTTCGCCTGAGGTTTATTCTGATGAATATATCTCAACAGAAGAATGTGCGCGACGTTTAAATGTTACAGATCAAACAATTCGTAATTGGATCTTACAAGGTAAAAAGAAAAAAGATTTTGGATGGCAACAAGGCATTCATTATATTGTTATGCCTGTCGGAACGCACAAAAAAATGATTAGAATTCCTTGGAATCAATTAATTTTGTCTTATAGAAAAGGAGAAGATGTTAATTTAAGAACATTTGATTCTCCTAATACAACTGATCTTTACAAAACAAGTTCGCGAAAAGAATTAGACAACGTTCCAAATCCCGCTGTACCCAATTGCTTAGATTGATATGTCTCATCGATTCGACAATATAAATATACTTGAACTTACATTAGAAAATTATGCTAAAAATTTGCCAAAAGACTTAGCGCTTCAAGTTAAAAAATTTTTACCTCCTGAAGGATCTTTTGATGAAACCATTATGCGACGTTATGTACAATCAATTCGTGATTTTGAATTAGAAGATCCTAATAGCAGTATGACATTAGCTAATCGGTTGCGTTTAGCTTTTCAAGACATGCAACCAGAAACTATTTGTAGCCGTTTTCCAAATGCCGATCTTCCTTTAAAACGTCGTTTACGTTGTGTAGCTGAGTATTTAATTCGATCAGAAGAATTTGATAAGTTGAAAGATGAAAACGGAAAACTAATAAAAAAACGTGGTATCTTAGGAAAAATGGTTGTTATTTATCAGCCATTACCTAAAATGTTAACTATTCTACAGAAACAAAAACTTTTAAAAGATGGATAGAAGAGAAAAATTACTTGCCGCTCTTTGCGGTAAAGACTTTGATGGCAACAGTGCTCGATATGCTGATGCAACTATTAAACTTATTTTAGGTGACATGGGTAAAAAGTATATAAAATTTTGGGAGCTTGAGGGTCCTGGTGCCATGTGCTTTCAACCAAATAATGCTGAACGCACAATGTTTTGGTTGACATTGGAAGAATTAAATAATGCTAAAGAAGAAGCTGAAACATCTAACGATGGAAATCTTTCTGAGTCTTTTAGAAGAATTTTAGAATCTGTACAAAAAATTAATCCTACTTCAGGAGCTGGTTACATTCTCAACGATCATCAGGGTATGCGTTACTTTTATATTGATTACAATAAAGAATCTGAGTAATGGGTCTTAAACGAGGCAACCTACGATCAGAAGAGTTTGAATGGATTACTAATCGTGATTTGGTTGACTCTGCCCATCTCCTTATGGGTCAAATTAACCTCGATCCAGCTAGCTCTGCATTTGCTAACGAATACGTCGGAGCAAACCATTACTACACTCCAAAGGAAGATGGCTTAAATGAAGAAAAATGGTTTGGAAATGTTTATTTGTTTCCGCCTAGCCAATCTTATTTTTGGCATAAAAAAAGCCAACGTTGGAAAACAACAAGAGGATTATCTCCTACATTAACGTCTGGTCATGCCCTTTGGTGGACCACGTTAAAACGTAAATGGTTGTCTGGTGAAATTGAACAAGGCATATTTTTTTCTAACTTTATTGATATGACAATGTACTGTCAAGATATTTTTGATCACCCTATCTGTATTATGAAATCAAGACCAACGTTAATCCGTCATTACTATGCTGACGATAAAGTAATGTCAAGAAATACCGGATGTAGTTTAATAATTTATTTACAACCTAGAAATAATATAGAAAAAGCTACTCAGGAATTTATTGATATTTATTCTGAAAAAGGCAGAATTATTGTGTAAAATATTTAAACTGAGTTCTAATTATGACGGTTTTAAGCGATAAAGAAATTTGTGTATTTGCTGACGAAGGAATGATTACTCCTTTTCATTCTTCTTTAATTAATAAGGAAAATGAAGTTCCTATTCTTAGTTATGGTCTTAGCTCCTATGGTTATGATATTCGGTTGTCGCCTAATCAATGTCTCTTATTTGGTGGTGTTCAGCACGGTATGTGCGATGCTAAAAACTTTGATCCTGAAATCCTAAAGGAAACTGAACTCCATGAAGATGACCACGGACAGTATTTTATTATTCCTCCTTTTGGCTATTGCCTCGGCGTTGCTGTTGAACGCTTGGCTTTACCCCGCGACGTCACTGTAGTTGCTGTAGGTAAAAGCACATATGCAAGAGCTGGAATTATGGCAAACATTACACCAGCTGAAGCTGGTTGGGAAGGTCATTTAACCTTGGAAATTAGCAACTGTACTCCTTTGTTTAATAAAATTTATGCTAATGAAGGAATCTGCCAGTTGTTATTTTTCCAAGGAGAACCTTGCGAAGTTGACTATCAAATGCGTAAAGGAAAATATCAAAAACAACCATATGAAGTAGTCTTATCTAAGGTTTAACCAAAACCTTTTCCTGTATAAAGCTTGGGTTTGTCTGCGTAGTTTGTGCTTCCAGCTTTCCCAAACCTATCTCCTTCTATAAAAGCAGGAGTTTGTCCTTGTCTATCTGTATATGGTTGATCGTAACCTTTCTTCTGTCGAAACTTCCCGGCTGATCTCGCTGATCTCAAAAACTTTTCAACACGATTTTGCTGTTTCTCGTTGCGAGTGTCCCCAGCATATGCCGTCTTTCTTTCGGTCTCATCTAGATTCCGCAAATCCACGTCGTACGCCCTTTCAGGAGTAAGATCTGTTACGAAACCTCCTGAAGAGCCTCTTCTGTTTTCAGGAGTGGGAATTACCATACTTGAATTATAATTGGGGTTAATAAAGGTACGTTGTTAATTATGGATTTTTTATCCTCTTTCATTTCTAATAATGATGAATTAAAAGAACGTTTGGCAACTGTAAGTGATTTTGGTCAAGAATTAGATAATGAAAATAATGACGTTCCGGTGTATGATCAATTTAATCGAGGAATTGCTGTGACCCAAGAGTCACGTCCTCGTATGAATTTATCTATCGATCCAGAGGCACAACCACGATGCGGAGTAACGGGGACAATTCCAAGCGCAGAACAGGGCATGGCGATGGGGGCAATGCCTCAACCACGGCAATTGATGGTGGATATGGGCGATTACGCGCCGGAGGAAATGGAAATGGACGAGAAGACACAAAGAAAAATGAAAGCTGGTTTGAACCGGTAAATACAGAAGAAGAAATATCAGATTGCCCTGGAGGTATTTGTCCTGTACCTTGGGCTGTTGATACAAGTGGAGATGAAGAAATAAAGTACGATAAAAAAATATGGGATAACTATGTAAAAAAACACGAAGAAATTTTTGTTGATAATGTTAATCACCCTTCTCACTACAACGATGGGGGACTTGAATGTATTGAAGCCATCGAAGCGCAGTTAACGCCAGAAGAATATAGAGGCTACCTAAAAGGTAACGTAGCAAAATATGTTTGGCGCGAAAAGCATAAAGGGGGTATTGAATCACTGAAAAAAGCTCAGTGGTATTTAACTAGATTAATAGGTTTTTAATTTATCCAAAAAACGGTGTCAAGTCATTATCGTCTTCATCTTCGTCTTGATTAGCCATCATAGTCAGAGCTAGCTGTGCTAGCTCTATATCACTAGGAATATCAAATTCTAATTCAATGTCTTCGGCTTGTAGCATATCTTTAACAGCCTGTATTTCCAGAAGACGTTGGTGATATAAGTTTAATAAAGCGATATAAAGTTGATCCCAGGTTAGTTCTTGTGCTTCTAATTCTGCCTTGCGCATAGCAAGCTGCAGATGTAATGGCAATTCAAACTCTTTAGTAGATGTTGAGTCACCCATTCGATTAACTTTTACTCCATTCATTCTAGTGTATAGATTTATTTTTGGAATTCAAAAATAAAACGTAAATCCTCTTCAGATAAATCAAAATCACCGCTGTACGTAACATTAAATTTGTTAGCAAACGCAGATAAAACATAAGGATTTATTTCTGTTTCGAGCTGTCTAATAGCGGCTACTTGCTCTGGTGAAGCTGAATAGTTTCTAAAAGCTTTTAACAACAAATTTCCAGGTGTATTTTCTGTGTCTAAAAATAAAGCTGATTCTTGTCTTCTACGATCTAGTAACCCACCAATTACTTCATGCTCTTCATTAAAAATCCATTTACCAAACTCTTGAGCAGCTTGTATGTAATTTTCACTTTCACATAAATCAATAATAGAACTGTATAAAAAAGAATCCCAACCAACAGAATGAATAAAAGAAATTAAACCTTGTTTCATGTTAAGGTCAATTTCAAGATTTAATTTATCAACTTCTGTTGCAATAATATTTACTTCGTAAAATAAATACTCTAATGCTTTTTCTTTAGTACAACAATGCCCTTGTTTTACTTGAGAACCATCAGGATAAAATTGTGTTCCATAACCAAAGGTATAAGGACCTTCTCCTGTACCTGGATCAGGATAAGCTTTTTCATTAAAACCTTCAAATGTTTTAATTATAGAAATAGCATCCTGATAAAGATACATTAGAACTTTGCATATCTTTATACTATATATTACTTTCCTTGTCCGTGGAGTTTTTTGCGTCCATGATTCGGACGAGAATGTTTACCATTTCCTTGTTTTGTTTTCTTAGGTTTTCCAACAACGTAGCTACCACCTTTGTTCATGTATCTAAAGAAGCTTCACACAGTATACTAAATAAAAATAATTTTAGTTGTTGGTATTTTTCTTGTTCTTCAGGTACACCCCCTGGCCAATATTTTAAAGCTTCACAAACCGCTTCATATAATGCTCTTACATCTTCAAGGGGTAATTCTATTTTTACAGTTACCATTTAACTTTATGACTCCAATATCGAGCACTCATTTTACTTGGTTTGCTATCCTGAGCATTGTGTCTTGCATAATATGACTTCTTACGTGCTTTGTCTTTGGCTGTCTTCGGATTTTTGCCAGCGCCCTTTACACCCTGTTGACCAAAACGAATTATCTTTTCTTTGCCGTTTTCGCAAGCTTTTACAACATGTGATTTAGTTTTATGACTTGGTGTTTTTTTAGGTTTATTACAAGCCATTTTATCTTTATTTAGCTTAGCTGCTGTAGCAGCTTTTTTATGTTTTTCAGCCATTATTTAAAAAATACACTATAATCCATATCCCCAATATACTCGCCGTCATCCTCATCTTCATCCTCAAAAAGATCAAAATAGTTTCCAAAATCTTCTCTTTCTTCTTGTTCTTGTTCAATAGCAGAGTCAAAAATGTTATCTGGCGTGTCCCCAAGATAAGCACTTACTTCTGTTAAAAGCTCAAAAGGATCTGTTGATAATTCTTTTAAATCAAGATCACCCGACAAAGCTTGACTAAGAAAATCTAATTCGCTACGGTCAGTATCTTCAGGCATAAAATCGTTATAAAATTCATCAGAAGTACCTGCATATCCATATGATTTAAATAAACTAAATAGTACATCATCATCTGGGTCTTCTAGATCTTCTATGTCTTCTTCTCTTTGAATATAACTAACTCCTAATTCTTTTTGTGTTGGTGTAATGCCTTTTTCATTTAAATATTTAATTCCTTCTCTAAAAGCTTTTGCATTGTCATCGGTTACAACTTCAAGAATTAATTCTCTTACTTCTTCAAGTTCTAATGTTAAATCTTCAATTCCAAAAAGATTCAATACTTCTTGCCAAGCAGGATCATTTTCATCGGGATTAATTCCTGTTAATAAAGCATCTGTTAGCTCTTCAGGAGTTGTAAATTCTGAAAAAACATTACCATCTAAAGCTAATTTTTCTTGTTCTAAAAGAGGTGTTAAAGTTTCATTTGCATAGTCTGCAATATCTTGATATGTAATAGCATCTCGCGCTCCATCAAAAGCATAATTTTGACCTACAGCATCATAATGAAGCCGAGCAAATTGAGCTTTATCAGTTAAATCAACACCATAATAATAGGCATACTCATTCCAAGTAATTCCATTGGGATACAAACCCTCAACTACAGTTCCGTCAACTACAGTATTACCATTTGCTTTAGCTTGTTCCCAGTCTTCATTAACTTTTTGTGCTTGTAACTCATAATCTTTATATTTTGCATCGTCTTCTGCCCATCCTGGAGCGTTAATAACATTTCCTTCTTCATCTATACCTAAAGGATTCATATAAAACTGATAATCAAATGCTTGATCTTCTGCATGATAAATATCATTTAATTTTTTCTTTGCATTTTTTTCAGCAACGTCTTTAATTGCTGTTAAACCAGTTTCTGTTTGTAAGATATTTTGTTCGTCTGGATCTAAAGAATCTAAATATGAAATAAATTCATCCATAGATTTTGAATTATCAAACCTAGGTTGCAAATAATCTTCAATAAAACTATTTTTAAAATCTTCTTCTAATTCATAAATAAGATTATATTTATTTTCCATTTGAAGATTTCCGTCTTCATCTTGTATCGTTAAACCATCATCATCTAATACTGGAGTCATTTCAGAAAAAGCTGCAAGAGCTTCTTCTTTGGTTGTATCTGGACTTAACCCATAACGCTCCATTAGATTGGTCCAGCTTTCAGGATTGGCTTGTCGTAAAGCTTCTTCTTCGCTTAATAATGGCTCAAAACCATATTCTTTCATTAGGTTTTGCCATCTAACTCTTACTATTCCGTTGTTATTTAATCGCGGTGTATTTTCAATTTTTTCTTGAAATTCTGCATAATTGCTAACAGCTTTTTCAGGGTCTAACTCTTCTATTGTTGCTCTAGCATTACTTTCAATTGTATTTAAATCTGTATAGCGTTGAGTAAATTCTTCTTCAAACCATTTTTCCCAATTAAAAATAACACTATTATTTGATATACCTGTTACACCAGATAACTGGTTTTCTAAATTTTCTTGCATCTCTTGAACATCGACTCCAACCATAGATAAATAACCTCCTATTCCTGAATCACCTAAAATAGAATTTGCAATGCTTTCATTAGCAGAAAAGATTTCATCGTAACCAGGGAGTCCGCTGAGCATCGCAAGCTCACTCTCTTCTTTTTTAACTTCTTTTAATTTGTCGTATGAAGTTTTAAAAGCATCTAAGGCAAGTTGTTGAAATTGATCTTGATAAGCTAAATCTTTTGCTCCGTATATATTAAATACACTTGCACCATAAAGACTATTTGTTGGGTTTTGATAAAAGTTTTCATTATAAATAGGTGTTTCAGATAAAATCCTGGGTTGTTCTGTTCTTTTTATTTCTTGTTGATAAAGAATATTTCCATTTGAATCTTTTAAAGGATTACCTTGTTGATCTTCCCGTGGAACAGGTCTTCCTTCAGCATCTACTTTAGTTTGATAAATAAGATTACCATTTTCATCTCTTTCTGGTTCATAAACTAGAACAGGTTTTCCATCAGCATCTAAAATTTCATTACCTTCGTCATCTGTTTCGTATTCATATTCATATTCATATGCAATTTTACGTACAGGTATAGGTATAGGATTACCTTCTGCATCTAAAATATTTTCTCCTGTTTCTAAATCTGTTTCATAGATAATATTTCCTTCTTCATCTGTTTCATAGATAATATTTCCTTCTTCATCTGTTTCAGAAACATATTGAACATCACCATTTTCATCAAGTATTGGATTACCATCATCATCTTTTATAGTTTCATAACTAAAAATATCAATTTGTTTAGGTATTGGTGTTTGTGCACCTGTCTCTGGATCTGTTCGATAAAGAATATTTCCATCTTCATCTGTTTCAAAAAAAGCAGAAGAATTATCTGCTGGATCAAGTGCAAAACTTAAACTATTTTTAAACTGTTGATATGATTGAGTTGCTGGATCAAAAGCTCCTCCACCTAGTCCTAAAGCATATGAACGTAACATTTCTTTCTGAGAATCTGTTACTGTTTCTTTATATTTTTCAGCTGCTATTTCTTCTGCCTCAGCTGTTGCTCTATGTTCAAATGGATCAAAGCCAACTTCTTGCGACTTTTCTGTATAGTATTTTGAATAATAACCATAAGGTATTCCATTATTATCAACACCATTTGCACTATATTTAACTGTATAATCTGGGTTATTAATTAACGTACCATCAGAGGTCGTAAAGCTTGCATTACTTCTATATTCATCAGCTGCGTTTAGTCCATAACGTGTAGTCGCATAATAATCTGCATCAAAAGTCCTTCCCTGACCATCCATTAAAACAGCTTTAGCTCCATCTTTTTCTATATCCCATCTTTCCTCATTTGAAATATTATTTGCTATATAAGCAGCTTCAAAAGCATTGTTTGGTTTTGATACTATATTTTCAGTAAGAAAATTAATATCATTTTCATTAAAACGATCTGAAAAACTATCTACAAGACTTTTATAGTCGTCAGCATATATTCCATTATTTACAGCATTTGTTAAATCAGTAAAATTAGTTTTGTATCCCGTTGTAATATAATCTTCATTTGCTTTTAATTTACCGTCGGCACCAACACTAAGAATTTCATCAACAGGTATTATTCTTCCTTCATTTTTTTGTGTATTTTCTTTATTCCAATGTGCGTATCCAAAGGAAGACTTCTGTTCTTTACCTATATCTTTACTAAAATATTGTGGTTCTCCTGAGTCATTTATAAATTTAAAAGGTATTCTTTTGCCTTGAGTTTCTCCACTTACAAAGTCTGGACCAATTTCAGGAACTTGTCTATAGTTATCAATACCATCGCTATTCCAAAAACCAGTGCCGTCATGGTGTTGTTGAGAAAATAAATCGTATCCTGTACGACCCTCGCTTTGTGCATTTACTTCATAATTATTTTGCTCACTAATTTGATAATTAACTATTGCAACAAGCTGTCCTCCAGGGGTACGCTGAAAACTAACTTCATTAAAATTATTTAGAGTACCAATTGGAGTATTTTCTATAGTGCCGTTGCCAAAATTTCTTACAGTTATACCATCAACTTGGCCTGAAAGATTTAATGCCTCAAGAAGTTTATTGACTGTATTTTGGTCCTCAAATTGATAATTAGCACGTGAATTTTGTAAATTATTTGTACCTAAATTGTCCCAAATAGTTTTAACTTCCCCATGATAGTTTCCATAGTCTTCCCATGAAGCTGCTGGATTGTTGTTCCATTCATTACTAAGATCTTCGTAATAATCTACGTAATCAGCATATGCGTTAGACATTATGCAATAACCTTATTTGTTTCTAAATTATCATTTATAAAGTCTAATGTATTTTCTTGTATCCATTTCTTAATTGCTTCATATTTTTCTTTAAGAAAAAAATCTTGTTTTTCATACCAGGATTTCATTTCTTCTGAACCTTTATTTGCATTACAGCTAGTACAAGCAGGTACTAAATTATATCTATTACTACATCCTGATTTATATTTAGGCACAATATGATCTAACGATGTTGCATTTGCGCCACAATAAGCACATTTATGTTCCCAATCTTTGTATATTTCTTCTCTAAATCTTTTTTTGGCTAATCGTGGTGTCAGTTCAACGAGGAGGGCGAGAGGTTCGTGCTCCGTTCTGAACATGTTTTATTAGCCGTTATGTTATTTTAAGTGAACTAAACTTCATAAAAAATAACCCACCTTAAATTAAAGTAAACACGGTTGACGTTTTGTGTATTGAACTTAATCTGTGTATGAAGTTTCTGCACGATCATGCAAAACAAAGTCTGGTTTTCTGTCAAGGAAACCCTAGAAGAGCTACAGATTGACCGTAAGCAGCTTTTTTGTATGCGTGATGATGGGACCTGTAAACTTGGCACACATTATGCCGCATTCCCCGAGACTAGATCAAGAGATAACTACCGCTGGAACGTTCCTAAGATGAAAAAAATCTTAAGGGAACAAGCTATGCAGGACACAAAAGTAATTTCTGTTTCTTTTGACAACTCTTTGGTTGAGGCTGCTTAGACGGCGTGTAATAAATTTTACGTACTTTATGCGCTAAGAGGACATCGTCAATCCTTGACACCAGACCTGTGTCTTGCGCTACGGCTAGTGTTTGAGAAAGAGACTCCCAACAGCTCTTTATTTTGGAGGGCTGTTTTTCTTTGAGTTCAAACAAGAAAACCCACTGAGGATGGAGTGGGTGTAGAGGTCGTTTTTTGTTTTCAAGGCTAATACTGTTGTCTTTATTCCAGACAAAGTGTTTTAGCTCGTTTGGATCTTTGCCATATACAGCAATCATTCCGTATAACCAAGCAAGCTTTTCAAATCCAGGCTTGGATGATAAGGAAAAAAATTCATCTAAAATTTCTTGATCGCGAGGCACGCTACGAAGATTCATGGCTCATGTCGCTAGTGATCTAACTATACCCATAAGGGTTATTCTGTTGTGAGTGAAACCTGTTAACTCAAGAAACCTTCGGGAAACTTGATGTAAGTATTCTATATTATTAAGATTTACTTATGACTGACCACCTGCGTCAGGTTTTTGGCCAGAGGCTGGGATATATGCTATTCCATTTTTATCAAACATAATAAACTGCTGTAGCTCGATAAATTCAGTAGGAAAATTAAACAACTTTTGTAACATAGGTATCATTATGGGTGATTGACAATTGTAAGGTGGTATGTCCATATGACTTACACCATATTCAGTAAAAGAATTAAAAGAGTTTTTTTGTTCTTTAATTGTCTTATCAATTAAATTATTTTCCCATTCTGTCATTAAACCTGCATCAATAGGAAAATCAGATGGTTCTGTAGGAAACTCATCTGCAATATATTTCATTGCATAGATATGTTTGCAATAACGATATTGATCTAATACATAAGTCCAATCATCTGATATTTCTGTAATATCTAATCCACTTTGTTTGTAATCACCATATTTTGGCATTCCTTCTGCAACCTGAGTTAATGAAGGGTTGTCTCCAAAACCACGTCTATAAATTTTTCCAAAATCAGCAAACTGTCCAGGGACATCTCTATACAAAGTTTTAGGATCTCTTACATCTTTAGTTTCACCACTTTGGCTAATACCAACTAATTGATATCCACTTGGGGCGACAATTGTTAAACTTCTATTTTGTATTATTTTATTATTAACTTCTGTCATCATTGCATTTGATAACTGACCTGCTTCATATATTTCTTCTGTTCGCCCAGGTTTTAATGTTGCTACATTAGTTCTTGGGAATAAAGGTTTTTTTCTAATCCCTAAACCTGAAAGATAAGCATAATCACGACGTGTAAAATCTTGACAAGAGCAGCAATAACGTGGTCCTGTTTGAAAAAAACGTCCTGATTCTGGTGCAATTCTTGATGGTGTAGCGAGAATTCCATCAATTGTTCCTTGTACAGAACCTAATTTTTCAAGTTTTAAAATGCCTTGATACTGGTCTACATCAATTAAAACAGCTTGAACAAATCCAAAACGACGGTTTGTAGACGGGTCTCGACTATCAATATCAATAGCTACACCAGAAGCAGTTAATATTTTGTCTTCTAAAATGTCACCATTAATTGGTTTTAATGTTTTTGTTGTTCCTGAGAAGGTAACAAATAAAGGGGGAGGAACTGGATTAATCGTACTAAATGTACCACTTAATTGAACGTACCAATAATTTCGATTATCTTGTTCGACACCAAGGAACAAAGTACCTTTTGAAACTTCTCCTGATATAGCTAATAACGTTCCAGACCCTGTTGGATTATCATCAAGACGATCAAAACGCAAGTTTCCTGGATGTATTTTCCCTGCCCAATGAATACCTAATTCTTTGTTTTTAGTTGGGAATCCTCTAAACACGCCTGAAAGTTGTGGTTCTCTTGCACCTATTTGATCAATAGCACCTGAAGTTGTTGGAATAATATAAGCAAAATTATATTCATATGCTGTATTTTTTAAATTAGCTGTGCCTAATTCATAGCCTCGTCTCCAACGAGACCATGTTGATTCTCGATCAATAGTATATAAAGAGTTTGGAATAGAGCCACCAAAAGCTCCTTCTATTGGTTCAATACGATATCTTTCAAGTTTTGGTCCGTTTTTGTCAAATGACTGGTTTTTAAAATTACTAAATCCACTAGAGCCACCAAAAGGATTTGATTTCTTAGTAGACATTTATCAATAAAACCCACCTTGGGCAACAATATGCGCACCCGGAATATAACCAGAAGCTGTGTTATACACACCTCTTTGAAGAACACCAATGTATAACCGGTCACCACGTTGCAAATAAATGCCACGATTTTTTAAAGGTGTTTTTGGTCCTAATCCAGTAGTATTTCCTTGTTGGGGAACAGGAGTAGCTAGTTCAGGCATAACGTCTGAACAATCAACAAAACCAGAATTAGTGGGAACTGTTTTACTGAATACAGGAACATAATCACCATCTCCCGGAATTGGTACAGTAGTACCGCGAGTATGGTAAACAACAAAAGTAACTGCAGGAAGATTTGTAGAACTTAAAGAGTTAAATGTAAAACCAGATGGAGTAGGGCTAGCTACACCTGAAAAATGAATAGCCGTATTAAGAACGTTTAATTCAGTATTACCTGTGTAGGTGTAGTAGCCTTGACCGCTTTCTGCTGGTGTTGTCAAAACTCCTGTGTTTTCTACATAAACTACTTGACCTTTTGTTAAGCCAATAAATGTTCCTGATGTATCTGCATTGATTGTGTGATCAATATGAACAGCATCTGACGTGTTGTCTCGGACAATAGTAATTGAATCGATTACACCACCACTATTGTTATCAGAACTTAAAGTTGCATCCATGTCAACCAACAAGCCCGGGCTTTGCCCGCCTTGAACCGTAAGGTCTGTGTTATTACCTACAACTTGATTAGTTAATCTTGTTCGCGCTAATAGTGGGCGATCAACAAAAACAGGTTGCTTATTAGTATTGGTTGCTGTCATTTAATTGCGATTCTTATTCATCTATTTTATCGTACTATGGATAAAACGTATCATAATTTTGGATTAGTCTTGCCGCATCTTTTTCGCTTTGATTTGTAAGCTCTTGCAGTAATTTACTAAAACCGTAATCAGAAGAAGCAGACTTAAAAGAATTATTAAGAAATTGCCCTAGCATATACTGCTCAAACTTTTTTTCTAGGTTTTTAGGAGTTTCTTTTTTTCCTTCAACAGTAATGTTATAAGTATCCCCTGTTTGTTTTACAGCAGTATCATTTAAATTAATGCCAGTAAAAGCAGGATCAGTTGGGTCGTAAACTGACCAGGCTCCAAATCCTTGTTGGTCTTTTATAATTTTTGCAGCTTTTGCATTTGTATCTAAATCATATAACTGTTCATTTTTTTCAATTCCAAATTGTTTACGACGCTCTGGACCCATGTTCCCAAGCATATTAATTTGAAAGGTGCCATAACTTAAATCTCCAGTACTTGTATCAGGATTTAATGCCAACCGATTAAAACCAGATTCTCTTCTGGCAATTTCAATCATTGTCGGAAGGTCCTGTGGAGAAAATCCTGCCTTTAATAAAGATTCCGCTATTTGTTTTTTAGTAGCGTAAGAAGGTGGTGTCATTTCTTTTTCTTTCCTAAATCTTTAATAAATTCTTGCATAAACGCTTGCTCTTCTAGCATTTGAGTTGCTTCAGCTAACTGTGCAAGACCTTGTTTTTTGTTACCTGCAATGACTTCATTACGAGCATCTTTATCTGTCATTGTAAAAGGCATTTGCACACCTCCTTCTTTAATAAAAGCTTCTTTGGTTTGTGGATAACCTTCAGGGAACATACTGGTTTGAAGCCCGGTCATTTGTGGATTAAAAGTTTTATCCGCTGCCAGGGGTGGTCGAAAATCGCTATATAAATGAGGGTTATGTGCTTTATGAATAGCTAAGCCTAAATCACGAACTTGATTACGTTCTGCTTGTGTAGAGGCAGCACCACGACCTTGTTCATAACGTGCCATTCCATATTCTATTGGATTTTTATCCATAGATTGTTCAGCAGAAGCAGGAAGGTTTTGATTGAAATTAATAGGAGAAATTGGATTATTTAAACCTCCTGGTAAATTTTTAATTGCTTCTATATCAACAGCTTCTCCTTGTTCTGGCCGTGTATCTTTTCTTAGTCTGTTATATATTTCGTTTGCTCTTTTTGCCTCAGGAGAATTTAGTGTCCCATCAGCCACAGAAGCTGGTGCTCCTAATTCAAGTGCAGTTAAACCTAAACCAGTCATACCTGCAACACCTAAACCGCCAGCTGGTAATAAACCTCTTACAGCGTTAAACGTTTTACCAGGGAACGATATTGCTGTATTTAGTGCAGCGCCGCCATAATTACCTTTTCGTACATTATCTGCAATACTATAAAAATTTAAACCTTGCAGACCTCTTCCCAAGAATCCCATTGGCCCTTTGGGTAAATATTGACTTGCTTGTTGAATTAAATTTTTATTAGGTACTTTTATTCCAACAGGAGGAGTTGTTGGAATATTCCCAACAATTGGATTAGCTCCTCCAAAAGCAGTTAAAGGAGGGACTTTTTGTCCTCCTGAAGGAATAACAGGTCCTGGCCTAACTTTTGAAGGGGGTAATCCAGGTCCTTGAAAAGTAGCCTTTAAATCAGGTTTAAATGTTCCTGATGAAGCTCTTGCTCCACGG